TCCAGATAAGCGGCGTGGTGACCCTTCCGACCGCTTGTACACCAACCAGAAAGACTTTGGAACTGCCTACGACGGTAGGCGCAGTAACTGCGCCGGTAGCGCTTACTCCCGTGACCGGCACGTCCTTCGGGATGCGGACGATGACGCTATCAAGCTGGATTGAGGCGTTGACGCCAGTGACTACGACTCGCGCGTTTGCGGGTACAGCGACCGTGCCAACCGCACCTTGGGCCTCTACGCCCGTGGCGAAGGCGTTAGTACTCGCTTGGACTGCGACAGTACCAATCCCACCGGCGGCTTCCACTCCGGTGACAGGGATAGCGGACCCGGCGCGGGCAACCACAGTACCGGTAAGGCCGCTAGCCTCGACGCCCGTGAGGGATACATTGGTGATCGACCGCGCATCAGCCGTGCCGATTTCACCCGTGGCGAAGACGCCGGTTGGGAATACGCCGACACCTAGAGAGGTAGCGACCGTGCCGATAGCCCCGGAGGCGGATACGCCGGTAGTAACGACATTATCCAATGCCTGCACGGACACCGTGCCGACTCCACCGGAAGCTGCTACGCCGGTGAGGACGACATTATTCTTTGCAGCGATAGCGACGGTGCCGACGAGACCCGCCAGCGGGGTTTCGAAGACGGGGATTGAGATACTGCCGCTAGCAGAAACGCCTACGCCATCGTCGATGACTTCAGCAGAGACACCGGTCAGCTCAACCAGAACCCGGTTGGTCTCGTTGATGTCCGCAAAGGCGGAGGAAGCAAAAGGAGAGAAACCGAACATCAGTGACCCTCCTTCCGGTCAGAAGTTACAATAGCAGATTACGCGTTGCCAAGGATCATTTTATAGCTACCGCGTCTTCCCATGCTTTTACCGTCAAGCGGTGTTTTACACTACAATCCGCGTATTTTGCAATCATGTCCGCTTCCCAGAGCGCCCGTTCAGGGTCGAGCAGTACCAGCGGCGGGTTCTGAAGCGCTGGGCACTTCGACGCTAGGTTCGCCGGCGGACGCGGCATTGGCGTCACGGATACCGCTTTCGAGCAGCTTACGCACAGCATCAGGAGCGGCACAATCAACAGGAACGGCAGGAGCCGTTTTGTATATTTCGCGAATGGTATAGGTTCTCTCGGTCGCCACCCCATTGGCTTTATCGCGTTGGGCCTCGTACGTTTGCGAAATAACATCTACCACCTCTTGCTTTTTGGCGCGCTGCTTCTCAGCCTTTTCCATAGCCTTTGCGTACGCTGCGTCACACTGCCAGTCGCGGACCTTGTACCCTGCGGCTGCACCAACAATGAGAGCGCCTGCCGCTGCGTATAGCATAATAGGGTTAGGGATCATGCCACCCACCCAGCAAACTTCTTCGTCTTCGCCATGCGGTCATCTAGGCCGTGGGTGCCACCATTGATCCGCTTTGTCAGCGCTAGGATGGCGGCGTCGTTGATGCCTTGGTCGCAGATACCCCAGAGCTTGTTCTTGTCGAAGAACCACAATGCCGACTCGAAGCAGAGCTCGGTTGCCACTAGGTCGGGGTTGGTCATCACGTCCGGGCGGTTGATGTAGTTGGAAAACGCTTGGTAGTTCAGCTTACCCGTCAGCTGGAGCGCACCGCGTCCACGGTATTTCCAGCCATCCCCCGACCACTCATCGTCGTTACCCATGCGGCTGGCGTAGACACGGTTGGCAATCTTCTGCGGCTGGCGCTCATACATCTTGGCCATGGCGTCGGTGGGAAAATACTTGCCAAAGATGCCGCGCAGACCCTTCGCGCCGTAGTTCAGGTTCTCGCTGAACGCCGTGAAGTTACCACTCTCGTGCGCCGTCTGGGCAAAGAAGTGCGCAGCGCGGTTAGGCGACAGCTTGTAGTAGGTAGCGGCAGCCTTAAGCGTACCGGGGCCGAACGCACCGTCAGCGGTGACGCCAATCTTCTTCTGGAGATTTACGAGGCTCATCCGTCCTTCCTCTTGTTCCAGAGTTCAAAGAGCGTCTTGATCTTCTCTTCCGCCACACCGAGGCGCACATCCATCTTGGCAAGGATGATGGTCAGGGAGATGAACGCCAAAACGACGGGCCAGAGCTGGCCGATCAGTTCAACGGTGGAGAGATTACCAGTCACTTACGCCCCCGGATTGCGCCAGTCAGGGAAGTCGCTCTCATCAACCACGCCGTCACCGTTGGCATCGTAGCGCAGGTCGTTGCGATACTTCTCCCACGGAGCCATGCCATCATCGTCAACCACGGGGGCCGGTTCAGGCGCAGGCTCTTCTGGCTTCTTATCACGCGCGTTGGCGTTTAGGCTCAGACCACCCAGCAGGCCGACGAACGCGCCGATGACCATGTTGAAGGCGGGGCCGACGATCTCGAAGACCTTGTCGCTGTCTACCAAATGGTTTGGTGCGAACAGGCCGATGACCAGCGCGGCCACGACGACCAGCACGACGCAGGCTAAGGTGATCACGGCGATGCGGATCGTGAACTCGACCGTGTCCTCGATACCGTCGCGGGTGCTCTCAAAGCGGTCCCAGAAGCTCATTAGCCGTTCCAAGGCAGCGGTGGGGTCACGACCGGCGGATTAATCTGGTCTTCGATCTGCTTGGCGACGTTGGCTTCGTAGGCAGCGACCTGTTCGGGACCCATGGCGGTCTGCACCCACCCAATAACCTGCGCTTCGGTAAGGTCGGCGTAGGGGGTGAACGGCGCATCGGGGTTGACGCTTACACCTTGCGAGCCGTAGGCGTAGCCTTGATAGGTCTGGTCAATACCAGCGAGGGTCCAGTGGACGTTGAAGACCACATCGGTCTCGCCAGCTTCTTCGGGGTAGGCGTCCATCTGCACGACGGACCAAGTGTAGGTGACTGCCATGTTACTTTCCTTCTAGCTCTGCCACGCGGGCCGTGAGTTCCTTGACTGCCTCAATCAATACACCAACAAGGTTACCGTAAGCAACCGAGAGCGTGTCGTCGTCCCCGACGCCCTGCTGCACAACCTCTGGGCAAACTTCCAGCATCTCCTGCGCGATGACGCCCACGCCGCGCTTGTCGTTGTCGATGCGCGTGTAACGGACGCCGCGCATCTTGGAGACGAGGTCAAGGGCGCTGTCGATGGTTTCAACGTCCTTCTTGATACGGGCGTCGGAGTAAGCCGTGACGTTACCCAGCATGGTGAGGTTGCCGCCACTGTCCATCTGGAAGGCGTTGCTGCTGGCCGACCACCCGCCGATACGGAACACGTTGTCGGTGCCGAGGCCCATGTTGATGGCGAAGGCACCCGTGCGGTGGAAGGACATGGACGCGATGGTTGTGCTGCTGCCGCGCACCGAGAAAGACCCGGTGTCGTTGGCGGTGTTCACATCCGTCGAGGCACTGCTGCGCCCGACCAGAAGGCTCCCGCTCATCTGCACCGTGCCACCAGCCTCGATGTACATTCGGGTGGTGCTGTTGGTCTGGAAGTACATCGGAGCCGCGTCTTGCGTGGTGATGTATATGTCCCCGGTGCCCCGATGGACAAGCTGTGAGGTCGTGTTCGCGCCGCCGTTCCCCCGGATCAGCCGCAGGCCGTAATCGGTGTAGGTCGTGTCACCGATCAGGTCGATGTAGGCATAGTTGTTGCCCGTACGGCCCGCGCCGATCTCGATTTTGTTGTCGAGGTTCTGGCCAGAACCAAGGAACATAGAGTTGCGGGCGTTGATGTTGGCGCTGGTATCAATGCTAAACGCGGTATACCCAGCCGTCTCATCGAAGATGTTGAAGTTAGACCCGATTGACGGGCCGATCAACCACGAACGGCTAGGGTTCTGGAACCGCATCCAGTTGTCGGCAGCGTTGATGCAGACCGTGCGTCCGCCAGTGGTGGTGCCAACTAGCAACTCGCCGCTGCTGTTGATACGGGCGCGTTCGGTACCAGCAGTGCCTAACGCTAGAACGCCACCAGAGCCATCAAGCAGCGGCGTACCAGAAACACCTTTGATGTTAAAATACGACTGGTTAGTTGAAGTGCCGACACGGAAGCCAAGCGTGTTAGCCGCAGCCTGATAAAGCAGGTTTTCGTCAGTGCCAATGGCAGTTGTTGTCGCGTAAGCATTGCCTTGAACATTTAGCCTAAAACTACCCGGCGAACTTGTCCCGATCCCGACGTTGCCCGTGCTGTCGATACGCATACGTTCGTTGCCATTGGTGCGGAAGGCAAGAACGCTTGAAGCACCGTCCGACTGCATGGTCATACCACCAGTATCGGTGCAGGCAATAAGACCGTTCTGCGTTGAAACCGCGCTGTTAGTGAACTGCAATGTCGCTGCCGTTGCGGTCGCGTTTGAGCGCAGACGCATAGCGTATCCAAGACCGGCACTTGTATCGCCAGAAGCAATATCAAGGCGATAGCCGGGGTTGCTAGTCCCAATTCCGACGTTGCCGCTGCTGTTGATGCGCAGGCGCTCAGTAAGAGCGGTGTCTGCTATGGCGTTCCGAGTACTAAAGGCTAGCTCGCCAACCGTGTTGGCTGATCCGTCACTTACAAGACCCTTAATCGCCGCAAATGGTGTTTGGTTCCCGAATGTCGTGCCAAACAGAACAGCGCCGCCAGAACCAGAGGTAACACCCGTGGCTTGCAAATAGAGCGACCCACCTTTGTTGCCGGCGTCAGTCAGGGCTGCGGTATCCTGCCCTAGACCGAGTACTGTAGCTTGGTAGAGAGGCGAACTCGTCCCAATCCCGACGTTGCCGTCGCCGCGTATAGTCATCAGAAGGTTCTGCGACGAAGCGCCGGTCTGCCTACGGAACGCAAAGCCACCCTGTGTGCCGGTTGCGCCCGTCCAACCGTTCCAGAAGTCTACCTCTGCGCCGCCCGCGCTGAAGTTGTAGCCAAACGACCCACCGAAAACGCCGGTCGGGTACGCTCCGTTGGAGTTGGCTGCGTAGGCAAGTGCCGCGCCGACGCTGGTAGGAGTCTCTGCAAACAGTCGCGCGAGAGGCGTAGTCGTCCCGATCCCGACGTTGCCCGCGCTGGTGATGCGCATACGTTCAGCGCTATTGGTAGAAAGGATCAGCGGGTCAGCGGCTCCGGTGCTGATCAGGTTGGTGAAGCCAACCCCTGCACGAACTTGAAGAGAGCTACCGCTGGCGTGTTCAGCCGCCAAAATGCCAACCGTAACGCCAGTGGTGTCCGTGGAGCGTGAGCGCACGGTGATGCTGCCAGACCCTTGGACATCCAGTTTGCGGTCGGGCGCACTCGTCCCGATCCCGACGTTGCCCGCGTCGGTGATGCGCATGGCTTCGACGCCGCCTTCGCTGAAGGCAATCGTATCCGCACCGGGCGACCACATGCCGGTGTTGGTGTCACCCGTGAAGGTGTAGCTAGGCGCAGCGGCGGAGCCGAGAGGAGCGGCAATCACGCTGGCAATCGAAACAGTGCCGTTCAGCGTTGTCGTGCTGGTAGCACCGCTGACAGCGGAGCCAATCGTGATGTTGGTCGTGCTGCCTGAAAGCCCTGCCGTACCGATATTGATTGTCTTGGTGTTGCCAGAGGTGGTTGCGCCCCCTTGGATGCTGGTAGTCTGTGAAGCAGTAGACTGGCCCAACGTAATGCTGTTGGTGGCGTTGGTGGCACCAATGATTATCGTCCCTGTGGCGATAAGACTCACTGATGCGAAACTAGAGGTGGATAACACGCCTGATGTGGATAGAGTGGCCGATGCTGTAAGGTTAGTTACGTTTGCCGTGCCCGTAAGTGTCGGACTGGCGGACAGAACTACGTTGCCCGTGCCAGTCCTGTCAGCAAAGTCGGTAAAACCAAAATCCCAGCCAGCAGCCGTTGTTACCGCAGTGTTGATACAAACGATATGAATAGATAAGCCCGGTATAATGGTGGCAATAAGATTGCCGCCAGATGAGTTTATCGTAAGGTCGCCGGTGCTGTTGTTACGAATGAAGTACGCTGAACCCAGCACCAATGTGCTGGTAACCGGCATCACTACCGTTTGCGTCGTACTACCCGTGAAGAAAATAGTATTGGTACTGGCAACGGTCAGCGTGGTTGTGCCCGCAGCCGTTGCAATGCTGGTGAAGCCAAAGTCAATGTTATTGACGGCAAAATTCTGGTTGACGTTACGAAGCACGACGCTGTTTGCGCCAGAAGAAGCTGTTACGCCCGTGCCGCCATTAGCGACGGGGAGAGTGCCAGTAACCGCAGAGGTGAGGCTGATGTTGGTGATGGTGTTGTTGGAGCCGTTGATCGTCTTGTTGGTCAGCGTTTCCGTGCCGTCCGTAGTGACCGCCCTATCCGAAGGGTAGGTGACGAAGACGTCCTTGGTGCCCGCAGAGAAGTTCACCAGCGCGTTAGCGTTGCTCGACTCCAGCACCGTGGTACGGGCGAGCGTCGGACCTGTGGACGAGTAGGTGCCGATACCGACTTCCCACTGAGAGCCAGCGTTGATCGTGTAGTAGGTGGTGTTAGCGTTCCCGATGACCGAGAAGTTCTGGTACCCGGTCGGTGCAGTCCCGCTGAGCGTTACCGTACCAGTACCAGTTGTAGTAGTGGTGTCGCGGACACGATCAGCGAGGACAAGGGCCATTACATAAGGTTCCGCAGCTTATAGGTCGTGGTGAGGTAGACCTCAGTCACGCCGTCGATGAGGTTGGCCACTGCGCGGTTGCCCCCGCAAATAGCGTCATGGTTCTTCTCGATCCACTCAGCGTCTTCGACGAGGATAAGCTGGATGTCCTTGGCCTTGGTCTTCGGAGCGCGCACCGGACCAATCAGCTCGAACGCACCCTGATATGCCTCTACCAAGCTATCCAGAGCCTCGATGACATCCTCGTAGAAGTTGCCGAGGGCCTTATGGCGCGCGTACGCACCCACACCGTTGGCGGTCCAGTGCTCAAAATGGGCCACGTTACGGGCGTAAAAGACCCTGCTGATGAGCTCTTCGATCATCAAGCGATCCGGATGATGGCAGTCGTGTTGGTCGCCGCCGGGAAGATGATAGTGAAGTCACCGTCCGTCGAGGTCTTATCCGAACCAAAGTCCAGCGCGCACACCGTAGCGTTGGTCAGCGTGGTGTTTGCGTTCGAGTTAGCCGAAGGCGTGGTGTTGTAGATCAGCGCGCCGCGAGCCGTGATGGTCGCATTGGCGAAAGTCAGGTCCGAGAAGTCGGTGAAACCGACGCCCGTCGAAGCCGTGTTGTTCGAGGTCACAACACCCAGACGCGTCAGCGTACCGCCGCCAGCGGTGTAGTTGGTGCCCGTCACTTCGTTCGAAGTGGTATAGGTCGTAGTGTTTGCGTCAATCGTAGCCGACGAGGTGTACAAGGCGAGCTTGAACGTATCGCCACCGGTAGCGCGGAAGTCGTGCACGGCCAGCATAAGCTCGGCCTTAAAGCTGGTGCACATTGCTTGTGTGATCGGCATCTAATGGCCTCCTTATGCGTCGAGGATCGGGATCAGCTCTGGATGACCCGCTTGTTTAAACTTGCTTACCAGAGTTACGTTATGCGAGCGTACTGCTTCGTGCAGGTAGTGCACAAGGACGCCACGGATATTCTCCCGGAACGCCTCGGCCTGCTCGCGGATTGCCGGGTGCGCGTTGCTACCGACATAGATGATCTTATCAAGCGCACGTTCGGCAATCTCTTCGGGCGTGAAGCCGCGCCCTTCCGTCGTCATCACCATGACGTTGCCGATGTCGCTAAGTCCGTTGAACATCGCTTACCTCACCGGATAGCGGACTTGGCCGCTGCGATACATGTCTTCACGGTTTTTGCCTTCGGCCAGCTGCTTCAGCAGAGCAAGCGCTTCGTCGTAGCGCTTCTGGTAGCCGGCAATCACGTCCTGCTCGCCCTTCATGAAGGTATACGCCTCCAGCAGTGAGCCGTAGAGCAACACGCTCTCAAAGTTGTCCCCGAGCCACGAGGTGCTCGCGGTCGTAATCGACGCTGGGTAGTAGAAATAGTGCAGCTCGACCTCGTAGTTATCGTCCGGGGTGGGCCCGAGGATGTACGAGTTCTCGTCGAAATAGGCGTAGTGAGACGGGAGACCCTCAACGTTAGGGTTGGGAAATGCCTGACGGATGTAGCTGACATCCTTGTTCAGCAGGTACTCGTAGTTGCCATCGCCGTCGATCACAGCCAGCGAGAAGTTAGCCAACCAGTCAGTCGGCACCGTGAGGTACTTGTTACCCGCCGTGCAGTTACCCGTCACGTTCTTGCGCAGGTCCAGCAGCTGGACCGCGTTGAAGATACGCTCCTCGGCGTTGACGATGAAGGTATTGATCTGCTCCGTTGAGGTAAACGTCACCGTCCCCGTGCCGGCAGAATCCGTCCACGAGGTGTTGGGGAAGTCGTTTTCGACGTACCCCTTGATGGCCTCAAAGAGCTGAGCGTAGTTCATCAACCCATCTTCGTACTGTGCCCAGTGCCCTTGGTCGCCGCACCAGTGCCGCGCGTCTTCTGGGTCTGAGTGTTGGCGATGTTGTTCGGATAGCCGCTGTTGTTCTTACCAACAGGGATTTGCTTGGGGGTACCGTTAGCCATTTTTGTTCACCTTACCCATGTCCTTGACCGGCTTCTTGCCGCTCTTCTGGTTGGCGAGCTTAGCGAGGTTACGACCCATCGCCAGCATCTGCGCGTTTGTCTTACCACCCTTGGCCATCTCAGTTCTCCGTCGTTACCGTCACAGTGCCTACCTGACCTTGTCCTAATAGCGTATTTGGAAGCCCAGATAAACCCAGTGGATTATCGAGACCCACGGGATTCCAGCCCCACTGGATCACGCGACTACCCTCGCTGGGGAAGCCGTTGGTGTTCAAGCCGCTCTGCAAATAGCTGACGTCGGGACGAGGATTACGCAGCGCCTGTGGATCGTCCACAGGGTACATGCCCAGCTGCAACTGAGGCTGGTCAGGCTCCCAGCACGTATAGCAGACAAGGATGTTGACGTTCTTCGTCTTGATGACGAGCTGCTTGAGCTCCTTCAGCTTGTAGCGCTGACCACAGCGGTCGCACTCCGCGATGGCCTTTTTGCCGGAGGCAAAGCGATTAGGCACTTATATCCTCCCTCACTGCCGAAGCCGTCTTCATCGACGCCCGGATGTCTCTGAGTTTCTGCCCTATCTCCATACGCCGGTTATGGACCTCGTCAGGTAGGGGGTTATAGGGACCCGCATATTTCCTACCGTCTGCCGACGTAAGTGGGTACTGGAGCGCTAACTCTACTTGCTCCTTCTTCACTACCACATAAGGGGCTACGGCTTCAAGGAACGCTATCGCATCTTTACTGCGTACGCGCCACACGTAGCACACAGAGTTATTCATGTGGTTCCGCCGGTTTTTGGTTATCGGTGTTATACTACCACCGAAATGCTCCTTGAACAGATTCAGACACGGTGTAGACGTCTGAGTAACGGACGCGGTTAGCAAGTTACGTACTCTACGCCGAGTGTTTTTATTCTTGGATATCTCGACAAAAACAGAGCCTTCGCCGTCGAAAAACCCCGCAGCCCATGCCAAGAACGATGGGCTGTAAGGCATAACTTATCGGAAATACTGACGGGGGGCAATCCGCAGCGGGGCCTTCTCTCGATCTTCGTCGGCAGCCTGTTGCCAAGCTTCGTCGTACATCTGCTTCAGCATCGGGGCGCGCTCTATCGCACCGGGGATTTTCAAAGAGAGCTGGTACGCCAAGCCCGCCACGAGGCAGGGCAAGAAGCGGAAGGGGATGTCCTGCGTGTTGATACCCGTACCGGAGTCCTGAATACGGCGCAGCCGGTAGTAGAAGAAGGTGTAGTAGTTGTTCTGGTCCGGGGCGGGCCACACATTGATCTGCGGGTTAGCGATCCCGGTGACCGGGTAGTCTGCGCCTGACTGACGATTGATCCACACCTGAATAGGACGCCCCTGCGCGTTCTTGTTCGGGATCGTGATGTAGGTATCGGCGCTGATGCGGGTGATGTTGATGTCGATCTGGTTCGGGCTCGCCCCCGCGTTGGTGCGGATAACTTGCTCCAGAAGATCAATCGTATCTACCGGCAGGTCATAGGTAATCTGCCCCTGCACCATGGGGATCGACCCCTGCTCAAGGGTCCACAGGTTGATACCTTGGTTGGCCCACTCAATGGTCAGCAGGTTCAGGCTGCGCCGTGCCGTACGGAAATCGTAGCCTGAACGAAGCTCAGCACCGCAGCGCTCAAAAGCCTCTTCGATGAGGCTATTGAGGTCCAGATTAAACTCTGCTGTGCCGGTTGTAGTCATTAGCGGTTATAACCCCTCTGGCGGCTAGCCAGCTGCTGGATACCACGCATGGCCTGCATACGCGGCGGCTCCGGCCTGACCTGCTGCGGTGCTCTCAGTGGCATCTGCGGCTGCGGTGACTGCGCGCCTACCTGATTGAGGCTCTGCTGCATCTGCTCAGGAGAGAACCCCAGCATCCCCGGACGCCCTTGCGCTTGAAGTTGCTGGTTTAACGCGTAAATTTGCTGCGCCTGTGCTGTCTGTTGCGGCTGCTGCATCTGCGCCTGCGTAGCTTGACCTAGCGTGGGCGGCTGTGGAGCGCCCATTGGACCCCCAGTGAGGTCGGGTCTGCTGTTTTGGCCAAAGCCGCTACCCATAGACTGTAGCATTGCAGCTTGAGACGCAGCTTGAGATGGCCCAAATTCTTGCGGGGGTTGCATCTGTCGCTGATAAAAGTCGAGGTTACTCCCACCACCCGGCCCGATCATCGGCATCTGTGGAGCCTGCTGCGGCTGCTGTTGACCCCTGAAGCTTTGAAGCGCCTGCTGCAACTGCGACTGCTGCTGGTTACCGAAACCGCCGGGGTTCTGCTGCGGTTGCTGTGGACTGAGAGAACCTAAAAGTCCTCCCGACTGCTGCGGCGGCTGGGCAATGTTTATACCCATCCCGTTACCAAAGCCCCCGTACGCTGGCTGCTGCGGCATCTGCGAAGCCTGCTGCTGCTGACGCATGAAGTCTTGGAACGCCCCCATACCGGGAAGCTGCATACCGCCACCGCCAAAACCACCGAGGTTCTGCTGCGGCATCTGCGGTTCCATCGGCTGCATCGGCTTTTGCAGCATCGGGGACTGCTGACCACCAAAGCCGCCGCCCATCTGCGGCTGCGTCGGGCTACCCATCTGTCCCAGCTGACCTGCGAGCGGCTTACCCATCGTACTTCCCTTTCTGTCTCCGCGCTGCCTGTACGCGCTTAGGCGCACCCGGAGGTTGCCCCAACCGCTTCTTCTGAGCGATACGCGTCTTCTTCTCCGTGGGAGTCATTTCCGACGACGTCTTGGGGGTCTTATCAGAAATACGCTTGCTGGGTCTACAGTAAGGTGTGCCGCGCTTCTCACCCGGCTGACGCCCGCAGGCTTTACCCGTGCGGACGTCCTTCCAATCCTCTTGGAACCAGCGCTTGAGCGAAGCGCCTTTCTCGGTTTTACGAACTGCCACCTTTGTTACCCCAGTTCTTGGCACCGACCTTGCGGCACTTAGAGATAGCACCGGAGGCGTAGGCGGAAGGAAAGACTTTGTAACGCGCCTTGACCTTGGAGTAGCACTCGTCCTTGGCGCTACCACCTTCAGCCATGCGTTTGGCCTTAACCTTGCCGCCCTTGGCGTACATGGTGACCTCGCCGGGGTTATCCTTCCGACGAATAGTCTTCGCCTTTGGCATCTTGGACGCCGCTATGGCACCCATACCCCGACTCGGTCGCATGTCAGCAGCTCTTTCCGCCCATGGCCATCTTCGGCATCTTGCCCTTGGTCTTGCCCTTCTTAGCAATACCATCAGCAGCCTTATGACCACCGGCCATGCCGCCAGCAGCCTTCTTCGGCATCTTCTTCATCTTATCCTTCATCTCGAACTCCTTACCGACCTTGGGGGCCACGCCCACCTTCTTGGCGAACTTGGGGTTGTTGGCCACAGCGGCCATGAAGCTCTTCTGTTTGGGGGTCTTGCTAGGCATATCAGTCCTTTCCGAGAAGTTTTTGCACCGTATCTGTCTCATAGATACGGATGCCAGTCCAGATAATGGTGAAAATGGCGGCGACAGCCGGAAGCATGTCCATTAGAGTTCCAACAACAGTGAACACCGAGGCTGCGTCGAGCATAGTCTTTGCGTCGTCTGTCATGTCAGCACTTCCACGCCCGGAGGGACTTGTTGATGCGGCTGTTCGGATCGTTGGCGGTCTTGGAGCTTGTCAGCTTCTTCTTCATACCCGACATCCGGGCACAGAATGACTTCTTGCGAGCACCACCTTCAGGCTGCGGGGCCTTGAGCCCCGGCTTCCCCGGATTGGCTTTGTTGTAGGACGCACGCCCCTTGGCGTTCAGGCCACCCTTGGGGTTCTTGCCTTCCTTACGCGTCCAAGCCGGGGACTTAGCCATCAGACCATCTTCCCCTTGGTCTTGCCGCGCACTGCGCAGCCGTCAGCACGGGTGACGCCGCCTTTGGCGTACTTCTTGACTGCGCCGCCATGCTTCATGCCCATCTTGCGCATCTCATCGCCTTCTTGAGCACCAACACGGCGAGCGCTCTCCATGGACGCTGCAATCGACGGTCTCTTGCGGGGGGTCGTCGCTACAACCGCTTTTGCGTCCTTAGCGTTTTCCTTAGAGGCGCGATTACCCGAAGCGGCGCTCTCGGCTGACGACGGCATCTTTGAAGCGGGGGCTTCCTTGGCGTACTTCTCGATGAGGCGCTTACGCTGCGCGCTGCCTGCTGCTTCGCTCAAACGAGGGCCGAGGCCAACGCGCTTTTTATACACATCCTCTTTGGCCATCCGCTCCATTTTGGTGAGAGGGCTAATATCTCCAGCTTGCTTCCGAAACGAAATTGGGGAGGCGTCAATAAAGTCACGCATGTCGATATCAGCCTGAACGCCTTGCATAGCCTTCTCGCGCGCAGCCTTCGAGCCGTAGGCGTTGTTCGGGTCCTTCATCATACGAACCGTCCTTTCGTCTTACCCTTGGTGGCGCAGCCATCGGCGCGCTTGGAGGCGGTACCGCCCTTGGCCATCTTCTTGACCGCGCCGCCGCGCTTCATGCCTGTGGTCCCCTCCGCAGAAGTATCGCCGGCAGCTGCTTTAGCCGCACGGCGGCGCTTCTCGGCAGCGGTATCACCTTCGCCAATAGAGTGCATAAAGGGACTGATCTTGCGTATATTGGAGAACAGACCTTCCCCACTGACCATGCCGTACATCGGGGAGATGGAGCCGAGGATTTTATCAATCTTAGCCATCAGACAAACCTTCCTTTAGTCTTACCCTTGGTAGCGCAGCCATCAGCGCGCTTGGAAGCAGTGGAGCCGCCCTTGGCCATTTTCTTGACCGCGCCGCCCTTCTTGAACGTGAAGCGGCCTCCCGCGCCGATAGCGCCGCGACGGCCTACACCGAGCGACACTCGCCCTTGGTCTCCACCGAAGGTAGGGCCCAGATAACCAGCAGTGCGGGCAATCGGCGGCGCTTGGCGACTCGCAGCCATACGCGCAGCGGGGGGAGGAGCGGGCATACCACCCCCGCCGCCACCCGGCATCGACGGACCCATCCCGCCGCTGGCTGGCCCGCGAGTCAGAGAAGCAAGGTTGAAGTTCTGAGGGCGCATACCCTCAACGACGAGTTCCTCGTCTACCCCACCGCCGTCAGCGTAACGCTTCTTCATGCTACACTCCTCTGCGGGACGACCATCGGATAGAGGACGTCGTCACCAAAGTTACCGGTGTACTCCTGCACACCCATGTGGCCGAGGCGGATGGTGGGGTCGACCCACACCTCGAAGCCAAGCTCACGAGCACGGTCGCAGAACAGGAAGTCCTCGCCCATGTAGCCCTCGTCGGTGAGCTTGAAGTCGAACAGGGCCGGGACCGTCTTGCCGCAGCGCTTGTCGAAGTACTTCCACTCCGGGTGCGCGGCGATCATGGTCTCGATGACGTTACGCTGAATCAGCATAAACGCTGTGGCTACGCGAGTAGCCCGAACAAGCCCCATACCATTCATCGTCAGCTCGCCATTCTCATCATAGTCGAGGTCTGCGATGTAGGTTTTGTTGACATCGCGGACGCGGGGGACACCCGCCACGATGCCCTTCTTGGGGTCTTGCGCCCACGCCATCAGGCGCAGGATGTCTTCAGGCTCGAAGTTGATGTCTGAGTCGATAAACAGCAGGTACTCAGCGTCCGACTCCAGCAGGTCCTGCACCAGCAGGTTGCGCGCCCGAGAGACCACCGAGCAGCCACAGATGCTGCCGATGTTGATGTCGATACCGTGCTTAGGGGCCAGCTGAGCGAAGCGGGCAAGCGAGACCGCAAGCTTCAGCGACACCTTGAAGTCGTAGGCGGGGAGGCCGATGAAGACCCCTTTCCCCGCCATATCGAAGCCTTTGACTGCCTGCATATGTCACCCGTAGAAGATGGTAATAGAAGCAGTGTTGGTCAGCGTACCGTGAAGTCCGTTGCTTGCAAGAACGCCCTGATCTGGGACCGGGATATAGAAGTCACCCGTATCCGCCGAGGGAGAAGTTTCCAGCGTGAACAGGACGTCGCCGCCCTGACCATCGGCCACAACCACGGAACCAGCCGAAGCACCGTTCTTGACGTAGATACCCTTCACGCGGGTACGGAAGGTCACGTCGGCATCAGTCTGGGTTTTGAACACACCAGTAGCAGCCAGAGGCTTGGTTACCTTGACGTCAGTTTGCATAGCCATAGGAAGGCCCTCCTATTGAGCTATTACGACGCGGTGGTTACGGCGATCCAAGTGGTGCCACCATCCGAGACGTACAGGCGGGTCGACGTCGAGCTACCATCGCTGCGCAGGTAGATAGAGCCCTTGGCAGCAGCCACGGTCGGAGCACCCGAACCAACGTACATACCCATGCCGGCAGCCGTGTTGGTTGCGATGAACGCAGAAGCGCCGCCAGCGACAAGCGCGACGTTGCTGTCAGCCGTGATGTTGCCGGTGGCGGCCAAAGAAGTAACCGACATGGCAGGGCCAATGGTGGAGGTGACGGTAACCGCACCGGTCGACGAGTTGATCGAGATGGTCTCGAAGCCGTTCTCAGAACGTACCGGACCGTTGAAAGTGGTATTCGCCATTATTTATCTCCGTGTAGTAGCACCTACCCATGCCGTCGCTACTACGTCTGCTAGGGCAGTCGACACGGGTTAAACACCTAGTGGCGTAGTTGTATCACGGTTCAAGGGGTGTGGGAAGAGCCGACGTAACGGAAGACCCAGCCCCGGTAAGGACCACGAGTAAGGGGTTTTTCAGACTTCACGGCTCGGTTCACCGTAGGCGGCGTCAACCCAAAAGCTTCCCGAAGAGCTGCGATGCTGGGGAACGCTGTGACGATACCATCTGGGTCAATTACCTCGACGGCCTTACTGACCTTGGCCTTGAACGCATCAGAGCGGGGCT